ATATGCGGCTTTCATCCACTTATTTTCGCCGCGCAGACTTCTGAATCCGAGAATAAGCATAATATGTCCTATGAGCTGCATTATAAGCTTTGCAGGCGGATAACTGATGGTGATTGTCGACAGCAATATGCCTGCTGCTATGCGCTTCATACTCTTGCTTATCGGATTTATTTCCTTCATTATTTCTTCAGGAGGCATTTCAGGGAGTTCATTTTCGAGCAGCATTTCAAATTCCAGGTCGGTCATTTTATCGAAATCAGTCACGCTCGTCACCTCCCATCAGCTTGCGCAACTTCTGCTTTATGCGGTAAAGTCTGCCCTCGACAGCACGCTCGGTCATGCCCATTTCTCTTGCAATCTGGGCTGTCGGCTGCATATAGTAATATTTTCTGTAAAACAGAAGGCGCTCGGTTTTTTCCAGCTTGTCAAGTGCTCTTTTCAGCGCAAGCTTGCGCTCATTTTCAAGCACAGCCTGCTCAGGCGTCGGATTTGCTGACGGCATTTTTTCGTCCAGCTCGTCATTTTCAGCGTGTTTTTTGTTATTTCTCGCCCTGTTGAGAGCAGTATTTCGCGCAATGGCAGTAAGCCATGCAGAAAGACTTCCCCGGCTTTCGTTATACTGGCTGATATTATTCCACGCCGACATCATAACGTCACTCAGGCACTCTTCTCTGTCGTGCTCATTTTCAAGAATAGGCTTTATTATGTAGCGCACAAGAGGGCTGTAATGCCTGACAAGCTCTTCCATTCCCGCTTCACGCCTTATGTAAATCATATTCACGATTTCTTTTTCGGTCAAATCCAACACCTCCTTTCGGGTGGCTTCTATTTTATTATACACTACAAATTACAAAATCCCATGCTTTTTTACAAAAATAAAAACACCCGAAGGTGTTTTATTATTTTTAGTTTGCGCCTGTGCCAAGGGAAATAACCTTGCCGAGATTCCAGTTTTCAACCGCCTTCTTTGCGGCTTCATACTTCTCATCAGGGCTGTTGAAAGGCACTTCGCTTGTATGACCGCCGCAGTCTGCACATGAAACGTAGACGCACCAGTCATTTTCAACTTCAATGCCGCCTGCACCGCCGCACAGCGGACAATCAAAAATTTCAAGATCCTTGAAGAGCTCAAGGTCTGCCATTACTTTAGCCAGAATGCTCATATATAAATCTCCTCTTTATTTTTCATCTACCGAATATTATACAATATTTTTAAGCAAATTACAATAACTTTTACGATAGTATTTTCTATAAACCGAGGCGATATACTCTGTTGGCATTTTCAAAAAACACCTTGTCCCAATGCTTTTCAGGCACTATTCTCTTGAAAAACTCGATATATTCGCTTAAGTTTACTATAGGCCAGTCTGTGCCAAACATGAACTTATCCCAGTTATTGACGGCATACATCCACGTTTTAAGGGCGCCCACATAGCCCGCCTGCTCTTTCATATATTCGTCAACATTTATTCTGCCTTCAAGCAACCCCGAAAGCTCGGCATACACATTTGGATTTTTCAGCACTACGGCTGCCGAGGTTTCAAAAAATGGATTGCCAAAATGACACATCACAAACTGTGTATCCGGGTTATCTGCCGCAACTTCGTCAAGGGCAAGCGGATGGCAATATTTGAGATGAGCTCTTGAAAACGATGTAAGCCCCATGTGAACGGCGACAGGCTTGTTGTACTTTGCCGCAAGGTCATAGACAGGCTGATAAAGCTCATCGGTCAGCGAAATCTTGTTATAGCCAGGATAAAGCTTGACACCACAGCACAAATCGCGCTTCAAATGCTCCTCAATCTGCTCTGCCATGTGTGAAATGGTATTTTTGCCGTCTGCCATCAGTGTGCTGTCAAGGCCGACGCAGTAATGGAACATATCGGAAGGATAGTTATGATTTTCAATTTCAAGGCCGCCGTTGCCCATAATTACACCGTGAACAATGCCAAGCTCACGATAGACCTCCCTGAGATGCCGGACAGAATTGCTGTGTCCCACAGCGTTTGCCATCTCCTCCGCCCTGCCGTTTTCGTTTTTGAAAAGATGCAGGTGAGCATCGATTATTTTCATTGGCTTCCCCTTTCGGATAAAGATATTTTTATTGCTTCTATTATATCTTGTGCGGCAGGAAAAATCAATAATTTCATCATACAAAAACAGGGCGCACATCTGTGCACCCTTTCTGGTCCGAATGACGGGACTTGAACCCGAATCTTATACATCGTAAACCCAGCATTCATCGGCTTTTGTCAAAATCGTGTGCATTTTCGTGTGCATTTTTCTCCATTTACGATGGAACTTTTCGCATCTTATAGCTCTCGCTGTCATAGGTTGAAAATCCTGCAAGACGCATCAACGCGATAAACTGTGCCTCGTTCTTTGCGTATTTCATCACAACGCGTTCGACGGCTTTTCTTCTGCTATTTGGAACAGTCTTGCCCTGGAACTTAACGCCTTCCTCTACCTTCTGCTCATCAAAGCACTTGATAACCTTTTCGATATCAACACCCATATCGACAGCCTTCTTCGCATATTTCTTTTGATTGTCAGAATCAAAATGAGAAGTAATTTTGAAGCTATTTTCATCAGTATAGTCGATGTTAGATTTACCATCAAACAAAATCCTATGAAGTTGCTGCTTGTCGTTTCTTGTCCAGGGCAAATCATAAATATACTGGCGTGTCTTTGCGGCATCCAGTCCTCGGGTATCATTGACAACAGCTATCATCTTTTCACGGTCAATTCCATTTTCTTCAGCCGAATCAATAAGTTCGGTATCAGATGCCGAATAAACCTTGGAACCGCCTTCAACATAGTCCTGCGCCGTATCATAAGCATACTGTCCGAACAAAGCACCCTTGATAGCATTACCGGCAGTCTGTTCCACAGGGAAATTAAGTTTCTTATTTCCCTCATTGTCATAGGTATAGCTGCCTCCCTGGGCATAAGCCGAAACGCCTTCCACAGTCTTTTTCATCTGCCCGCCGCCGAAAGGCATAAGGAAATATGCTGCCACTTTTCCGCCTTCCTTGAGAGCCATTTCTTTTCTCTTTTCAGGGGCCACAGATGAATCAAGAGCTGTCACCATATTGCCCACATCAGGCAAAGCCGAAGAAATTGGAAGTCTGCCGCCACCCAGCACACCGCCGATGAACGGCATCTGTTCAGCTGCACTCTTGCCAAGATTGGTGATATCATCTATGAACGGTGTTTCAGTATCTGCCACATCGGCAACAAATTCATATGCCATGTCGATCGGATCGAGAGCAGGTCTGCGGCCGACAAAATATTCATAAATCTGATTGTAAAGGAATCCGTAGACAAACATCTTTGTCAAACCCCATACAAGATTTTTCTTTTCATCCTGCGCCATTCTTGGAAGGTCTTTCAGCACATAGGAAAGCTGATTATTCACCTCAACCTGAAATGTTGTAAAAAGCTTCGTGACAGGATTCTTCTCATCAAAAATCGATGGCAGAGCCCCCTTGCTTCGGTCGGCCATAATCGAAGCGGCAAAAGCATCGGCATTGTCCATTGCAGACATTTCATCCATGCCGTTGCGGATATTCTCGTTATATTTGCCACGCACAAGAGCATTAGCTACAAAATCATCGATGTAATACATCGGGCTTGCAGCAATATCCCCTGCCTTTTCAATTTTCTTCTTCACAAGGAAATCCGAACCGCGTCTGTTTGTCAGGAATGTGCTTCGGTCAGCAAATCCATCATCCTTGACAGAATTACGCAAAGCCTGTCCCATAGCAGTGACAGCATCACCGTGCGAAAGCTGGGACATTCCCTGTGTTATCGGTATAAGATTTGTAAGCCAGGAAGATGGATTTACAGCCACCATATTGGAAGAAACTCTGCCCTGCACCTTCTTTGTCAGGTCATAGAAGATTCGTCCGACTTTCTGCTCCATATCTCTGTCGCCAACAGATTTCTTATTGGCAAGATTGTCTCCGTATCTTCTCAGCTCGACAGCAAGATTGGACATCTGCGTTCTATCAAGACCGTTCTCATAGGCCTCTTCCATAAGTCGACGCTTTTCAAGCTCATCGATGTCATCTCTCGCTCTTATTTCGTCAACCTTTTTACGCGTAGCTTCATCCGTTGTCTCATATCGCAATTCATCTTCCAGCGCGCGGATGTTGCGAATATCTCCTGTGTGATTGATTACGTTGGAAATACCCTCAATATATCGGTCAAATCCCTTCACAGCATCATATTCCGTTCTCACGCCTGTTCTTCGTAAAGCGTTCCTGAACCATGACTTGCCCGGACGGAACTCATGCGTTCTGCCTGCAATATCCGTAGGAAGATTATCTTTCTGCAAATCGAATCCGAGAACGGCAGCCGCCTTTGTAAACAAGCTGTCTGGCTGTTCAGTCTCAAAATGTGGGAAATAGTCTTTGCGGTAGTCGACTGGAGGATAACCGTTTGCGATAAGGACTTCGTTCATCTGGTCGATAAGACCGTTGTAAACGCTTCGGAATGTATCAACCGCGCCCCTGATTTTCTGCAAATCAGCTCCGCTTTTGACAACATCTGCATCTGTGATTTTGCCTTCTCCCAGAAGCTGAACAAGTGAGCTCTCTGAAACCGGACCAGCCATAGCATCTTCACCGTTCATATACTCAACATAATAATTCTTCTTATCAGAAAGTTCAAGGTCCTTGATAACCTTTCTCATCGTATTTTTCAGCCGATTTGAGTTAGCTTCATTTTTATGTACTGGAGTAATATATTCAGCAATAATTCTGTCAGCCTCTGACTTATCAGGGATGATATCGCGGAAATTGCGCTCCATAGTCTCTCGCTGGTAAAGCACACCCATAGACTTGTCTTTCCATGTGTTCACATTCACCAGAGCATCGACAGCCTTCTGCGTTCTTTCAGCGGCAATTCTGCTGTTATGCTTTCCAATTTCAGCATCATTGTCAAGCACAGCCTTTTTCGCTCTGTAAACAGCCATAACATTGTCAATGTTCGCGCCCTGCGGAACTTCACCTGGTCTTATCGTTCCATCAAGCAGCCCCTGAACATATCTCTGTTCATTTTCAGAAAGAACGGTATTCGCTTCGATTTCCTGAGCCTGCATCTCAAGAGCCTTTTTATGTCTGTACATTTCACGCACATTGTCATTTGGAGACATCATTTCATCAGAAAAATCCACCGTATCAGGTTCGATATCGCTGTTATTTGCAGGCGTTTCCACCTTGTTTTCAACATCCTTTGGAATATTTACATCTACATCTGCACTTTTCCCGATATTGCCGATAACATTTGCTCCTGCGCCGAACACACCGCCCGAAACAGCGCCGCCCAATGCCGAAGTAGCCAGTTCTTCAAAAGAGAACTCTGCATTCGGGTCCTGTGCCGCCTTGTCTGCAATATGATTGAGCACATAGGAAACACTTTCTTCCGAAGCTTCCGTTCCCATCTGTTTAAGGACCGACTTCACAAGAGGCTTGCCGCCGATTTTAACAGCATCGATAATATTATCAATAGGCAGTTTTTCTGTCACATATTCAATACCGCCCGAAACAAGGCCGCGTGCCAGAGCCTCTCCCGAACTCACGCCCTGTTTGGAAAGTTCATAAGTCTTTCCAGCAGCAGCCTTTGTTGCCATAATCGTTCCCGGCAAAGATGGAGAAATAGCCGCCGTTGGCAATGTAAGAGCCGTATCAGCAATCGAAATACCTACTCCGAATAATTTCTTTGCTTCCTCCGAAAGTCCCTCCATGGCTTTCTCCTCGTCCTTTTCGCCCGATTCATAAAGCTTCATGGCCCAGTGGTCTTCAGGAATAACACTCTTGCTCTTGTGCTTTTCTTCCTCTTCCTTTGCCTTCTCAATGCCGGCGCGAATAATAGCCTGCTTTGTCACAGCCTCACCGCCCGGAGCTTCAATGCCTTCATCAGCGTTGAAATCGTAAGCGCTGTCAGCAAGTCTGCCTTCCAGCACAGCGCGGCGTTCCTTCGCCTTCTGGTACTTTTCATTGTTTCGGTTCTTTGCCGAATCAACAATGCTGTCAGCTGTGCCTTTGGCAAGAATACCGACAGAAGCAAGAGTTTTCTTGCCCATCGAGCTGAGCACTTCTCCAGCTCGTTCAGGAGCAGATTTGTCACTCACCGCCCTCTTATTCTGTCGTTCCATAGCGGCAGCTCTAAGCTCACCTACAGTTTTCTTTGCAGAAGGAGCAGATGATACAGCCACAGGCACAGAAGATTTCTGTGCCTGTTCCTTTTTGTTCTCATCGCCCCAGTCCATCTTTATGACTTTCTTGTTAAGTCTGGCACGAGCATTCTTTTTAATCTCCTCGCGCTTTTTCTCTCGTTCAGACTGTGTGATATTATTCATCGTTTACCATCCCAATTTCTGCATAAACAAGTTGATGTCGTGTTCGGAAACACCATATTTCTCTAACAGAGCAACATAGTTTTCCATTTCCGCGCTTGAAGGAATCTCATTGATTGAGTTTGCAAGCTCCTGGTAATACTGATTCACCCACTGTGACTCAAATCCGCTTGATTCTGCCATCGGTGCGAGCTGTCCGCCGTTATATGCTTCCATATAATACTTGGCATACTTCGCCGCTTCCGTCGAAGAAAGACCGTTATCCATAAGCCATGCATAAGCGGCGCCTTCCGTCTTGATGCCTGCATTGTAAAGAGCATCATTGAGACCGCTGTAATCGATTGTGTCCTTTACAGTTCTGTTGCTTCCACCGCTGGAGCTCTTTGTGGCCTTTGCCTGTGCAAGAGCCATCTGTGCATCATAAGCGCTCTTCATGTTGGAAATCTGTTCGTCAGAATATCCCATAGCTTTATATCCGGAAAAATCTCCGTAAGCGGCAAGAGTTTCCGCCTTGTTCAAGGCCTGCTGTTCTGTGTATCGTTCTGTATCAAGCTTCTGCTGATACTGTGCAAGGCTGTTCTGAAGCAAAGCATTACCCTGGTCAATTCTCACATTCGCCATCTGCTGTGCATATGCAGAGAGAGCATTTGCTTTTTCAATATTTCCCGAAAGACGTGCCTCTTCAATCTGCTTGTTGATGTCCTGAATGAGAGCGATTTTCTGTGCTTCGTTTTCATTTGTTGCGCCCTGAAGCGTTGTGCCCAGTCTTGCTCTGTTTGTTTCGGAATAGCCTGTATCATTGATACCGAGATAAGCCTCCTTCTGCGCATTCACTCCGAAAGGATTTGCCGCCTTGAGATATGCATTGTATGCGCCCGCATTCGCTTCTGCAGTCTGTCTTTCAAGTTCAGGGATTCTGCTCTTAAGCGCATTGACGCTTTGCTCGATAGATGCCTGAATAGAGTTCTGCTGTGCCTGCTGTGCCGCTTCATACTGGCTCATTGCCTGTTCATAAAGCTGGTTTGCCTGATATGCCTGATTCTTCGCCTTCTGCTCGTTGATATAGGCGTATGCATCCTGAAATACCTGGTCTCCCGAATACTTGGAAAGCGAGCTGTCCCCTGCAATTTTGGCAGAGCGCTGGTCGACAAGGCTCTGTACATATTCAGCAGAAGCACCGTCCCTGATAGCCTGATTTATCATAAGGCTGTAGTCAGGCGAGCTTGTGCTCGAAGTCGGTGTGGAGCTTGTTGTGCCGCCTGTGATAATACTTCCAACACCTCCGCCTGCAGCCGTCTTTCTGACAGCCTCTGACGCTTTTTTAGCCACATCGATAATATTTGCCATAGATTATTCCTCCATTTCATAAAGTCTCTTGAGCATTGTGAAAACCTCTGCCCTTGTAACATTGTCGTTCGGTCTCGTGCCGTCAGCAATGCCTTTTTCCTTCACCCATGCGCAGGCGGCATCATACCATTTTTCGTAAGTGTCTTCCTTCCACTCCATACCCAGATATCTGAGAATTCCCTTCGCATCTGCAATAGCACACATTTCCCTGAACTCCGGTGTCTTAAGGCGCTCACATTCCTGCAAGTTCGTATAGAAGCCATGTTCAATAAGCACTGCAGGCATATCTGTGTATTTGAGAACGAAGAACGGACTTATTTTGATTTTGCCGCCGTTGCTCTTAATTCTGTCCGCAAGTCCCAGATACGGAACACTTTCCGCATAGATAGCCTTGGCAAGCTTCTCCGCTTCGCCGCCTCGCTCAACCACGAAGATGGACCAGCCGTTTGCCAAGTTCCATGTGGATTCAAAAGCATTCGCATGAATTGAAACGAATAAATCTGCGTCCCATTCGTTTGCAGTTTCACAGCGCCTCATCAAGTCATCTTCGCCGATCGGTGCGATAAGCAGTGTATCAATACCATGTCTTTTAAGATGTTTTTCAAGTCTCGCACCCACATCACGGTTAAACTCATACTCCCTGAGTGTTCCGTCAGGGCTTCGCTTGCCTGCTGTGCTTTCCGTATGACCGCAATCAATAGCTATCTTCATAAATAATCTCCTTTTGGAAAGAGCCTCCCATATCAGAGAGGCTCTTTTTCATTTAGCCCTCTTTGTTTGTGTTTCGTGTAAAGAAGTATGTAATTGTTGCGCCGTAGCTTGTGCAGAAAAGGGCAAGCACTTCCTTCGGCGGCTCCACCGGCGAGAACAAAAGCGCGATGAGCGCAAGAGTCATCGTGAGCGTCACAATACTTTTGACATCGATGAGCTTCGCCAGCTGTTCTGTGATTTTCATATCGTCCTCCTAATTTTCATGTGCCTTTTCGTTGAGATGTTTCTCTATCTTATTTACGGCTTCTGTTACAGGGCCATTACAGCCCTGTTCACGCAAGCCTTTGAGACAAGCTAACACGCCATAGGTTAAGAGTGTAAGCTCATCATTGATGTACTTCTGGTCGGCATTGTGCTTATCGCGCAATGCCTTGATTTCCTCATCCTGCTTTTTCTGCCTGTCCATCCAGCGCACAGCTTTTGCAAAATATGCCGTAATGCCGATGATTGCGCCGATTAAGGTAAAGCAGAGAATAATGTTCTGTGGAGTTACTTCGATTGTCATTGTGTCACCTGCCTTATTTAGCCTTACCTATACAGAAGCCGAGAACCACATCACGCAAGTAGAGGGCATCGTAGCCGTAGACGCTGCCACTCGAGTGGACATAATGGAAGCCGGCGGTGTTGTACACAGAACGCAACCACCAGGCATCTTGTCCCGTTGCCTTATGCTTCATCCTCGAAGTGTCATCAGGGAATAAGCTTGCATAAATACCACTCGTTACTTCTGTCTTGCTTGGCAGCCAAACCTCGTCTGTCGTTGTCTGTTGAAACTCCGAACCCGCCGTGTCGTATGCATTATGCGTTTTCGTGACAGCCTCAATACGGCTGCGTACTTTGTCAGGAATCATAGGTTTCAGCGTGTCATTCATATATGCGCGCAGAACGCTCTTTTCCCAGCCGCCGATTGCGCCTGTACCTTCGGTATATGCGCCTGTTGAGCCAGCTCTCGTTGGGTTCATTTGTTTACTTGTAGCAAGCGATTTCTTTGATATCCATGTAATTGCAGCCTTGCCCGTGCCATCAGCTAATGTATCTACATCAAAGCCTGCAATCTGCATATTTATCATGCCTTCACTGCCCATATCAAGAGGAACTGTGTCACCTATTGCATATTTTGTCTTATATGTGCCGTCATCAATAGCCGCAAATACATCTACCCACGGATCGGCAAATTCCGCCGTATAAGTGGCGTTTCCTGTCACCGCGCTTATTTCTGGAACCCAACCCTTAAAATCGTCGCCACTTGCATCAGTAGGTGTAGAGCCGTTGTAGGTTGGAGTTGTGCCATAAGGAACATTGGTATCTGTTTCAAGCACAGTATCTCCGTTTTTCCATGTGACTGTATATGTTCGCACCGTTGTCTTAAAGACTGCATATACATCTCTGTCGCCAGTGATATTTGTAAGAGCATCACTGTCAACTGTGCCGTCATCCGTCTTGCTCCATCCGCTGTGAGTATAGCTGTACTGCGCTGTGCTTGGCTTTGTCAATGCTGCACCCGAATAGCTGGCGTTGCTGCCGTATTGCACAGCCTGAGTAGTGAGTAATGTGCCGCCATTGTAGAAAGTAACTGTGTAGCTGCGGAGTGTAGCTGTAAATACCGCGTATACAATTCTTTCACCTGTGATGTTTGTGAGAGCGTTAGCGTTTACTTCACCGCCGTCTGTGAGCGACCACCCTGCAAAGCTATAAGAATACTGCGCTGTTGCCGCCTTTGTTGGTGTTACACCGCCGTATGTTACATCACTGCCGTATGGAACGAATGTTGAATAAAGAAGCGCCGAGCCCTTCTCGTCATAGAAGTAAACTTCCGGTGAGATATGCTTGTAGTCTATAACGATGCCAGGGTATCTGTTCTGTATTGTGGCGAGCTGGGAGATTGCAATGCTGTCAACATGGATAACGCCCTGCATCTGCGCATGGTCGGTGTTGTTGCCGTTCTCGTCAAGGCCTCGCATTGTGTCCAGTTTATCGCAGAAAGCCATCAAAGCTTCTGCGCTGTTCAAAGTCCAGTCGAACCCTATAATTCTGATTCTGCTGCCTGCCGCCATTGCATCAAATATATCCTTTGTGTCAACAAGCGGTGTGTTTTCAATACGAAGTGTAGTGATGTTTGCGTATGAAGGCATTACAAACTCTGTGAGCTTTGTCTGATTGCGGAGCGTAAGGTTTGTTACTGTCGCAGGCAGGTGGAGCTTCTTCAGCATACCGCCATTCGGAAGTGTTACCGATGTGATTGCAGTATTGTCAAAGTACACTTCCTCAATGTTCGTACAGCCTGAAAGGTTAATAGCAGGTGTAGCGTTCACATCAGCCGCTGTATTGCCGAGGTTAGGACAGTTTCTTACATCCAATACCTTGAGCAGTACATTGTTACCTGCGTAGAGCTGTGTGAGATTCTGATTGCTGTATGAGCTTGATGCATCGCCCAGCTTCAGGCGTGTCAGCTTTGTACCAGCGGCAAACTCTGCGTAACCTACCTGAAGGGCAGAGAGGTCACCGAGGTCAGCAATCTGTGAAGCCGAATAGATATAGATTTCTGTATCGTCCAAGTCATCTACAGGGCATTCAAGAGTATATGAGCCACCGCGCAATGCTCTCTCCTGTACAAGATATGAGCCGTACTTAACTGTTGCGTAAATATCCGCATAAGGAACAACAACGATATTGCCCTTGTTATAGCCACGCAATGTGATAAAGTCTGTCAGCGCATCGCCTGCATTGTACTTGGAGTCGATATATCTGAATCTGTTATAAAGCCACCACTTGCGCTGTGCTTCCTTACTGCCCTGAAGCATACCAAGATAAGATCCGTTGTTCTTCTCAAAGAGAGGAGCAAGATATTTGTAGTATGCATCTTCATTGAAAATCGCTTCACACCACTTTGCCTGATGATCTGTAAAACGCTTTTCTGTGTCTGCATAGGAAAGCACGCCATCCGAGCGGAGCTTCTGATACATTGCCATAATTTCTTCATGGAATGCATCACGCACATTATTCCAGAGAACAGATTCCTGTCCGTTGTAAACCTGTGCGCCATTTACAAGGTCTGTGTCTTCAAGGTAATAGTCAAAAGCCAGCTTACCTTCGTTGTTGATGCCGATAGCTGTGTCCATATCGTATGGCAGCCAGCACCACTTGCCGTTGTCATAGCGTGTAGGGAAGGCATTCTTCGCTCTTGAGTCAGCCAAGAGGAACAGCTCTGTAAAGAGATAATAGAAAAGTGTCGATTCAAGGGAGAGATAATTCTCGATTTCATCCTTGAACTTCTGCAGCCTTGCCGCCTTTTCTTCTTCTGTATCAACTGCATCTCTGTCTGTACTTACAAGCCATTCAGAGAGAGCCTTGAGATTGTCTATATTCGTGTTGTCTTCAGGATGGCGAGCTTCAAAGTCATTCTTCCAATCTGTGCCGCTGAAGTCTGCGTTCTTCCAAAGTACACGATTCGATGTATTATTCTTGATTTCCCATGATTCATCGTCAGCATTAAAGCCGAAGATTTCAGGTGTACCCTTATCATGGTTAAAGTTATATTTACCGATGAACACCGCGCCATTGCCTGCATCATGGAAGATAACGCAAGGATAGCCGTCAATGCCCTGTCGCACCTTTGCATCCGTTGTCTGTGGAGCTGTGCGATATGGCGAGATGTCATTGTAGAGCTTTGCCAGCTCAACATTGTTTGCGCCTTCCGAGGAAGCCACATCAGCCTTGAATGTAAATGTGTCTGTCTCAATGTTGTTCTCACCGAGCAGATATGTTGTCTTGGCTGTGCCGTTCTGTGTGATGCCGTTCAGGAACTTAATCTTGTAGTTTTTGCGCTCATAACCAGCCGAGGATGTACCCTGTACATCGATTTCTGCGCCTTCAAAGGTGAAGCTCTTGCTTGCGTATACAGGATCTACATATCGTCCTGATACTGTCAGCTTATTACCCTTGTATGTCGGGAGGGCAGGTCCTTCAAGCACCATATATGGCAGGTCGGATGGCAGCTTATCAATGACGATATTGCCATAGTCATCAAAGATGTCATTGTGTCTCCATGCGTCAGCTCTTTCCGAAAGCACCTGCATATCTGCGTTCCAGTTATCAAGCACCTGATAACGTGTCAGGTTATTGTCATAGACGCGGATAGTGTAAATGTCTGTGGTACATTCATTAGAGCCAATGGAGATATTGACAGGAGCTGTCTGTGAGAAGTCATCGTCTTCAGGGTACTGAACAACGCCTGAAATAATGCCGTTGATATAGATGCAAAGAAGTCTGTGTTCAGCCTTCTTTTCTACAACAAAGGCAAGACGCACCTTCTCATCTTCCTTGTACTGTGTCGAGATTTCACTCTGTTCAGATTTCAGCATAGCCTTCTGTGCTGTAACCTTGATGCCGCGTTCACCTGACCAGCAGGAGATTACTTCTGCATCGTAGTTAAGGACATCGCGTGTCGCAAACTCAAGCTCGATTGTCTTACCGCTTGTACGGAAGTCCGAAGCAAAGAGCTGGACAGGGATGTTGACTCTTGCATCACCTGATACGCGGAGAACTGTTACGCCCTTGTCATCCAATACCCATCCATCACTTGTGAAGTTAAAGCCTGTGAGATCCGCTTCAATGCCGTTGTACTTCCATTCGGAAGGTGTTTCTTCTGCATTACTGCGTCCGTAGGATGTGAGATAGAGCGAAAGGTCATTCACTTCTGCCTCAACCTTGATATTGGAAGCTGTTGCTGTCATCGGGAGCTGAAGCACTCTTGTTCCTGATGTAATGGAAAGAGTAAATGCGCCTTCATTCTCAACACGATAGCTCCAAACCTGCTGTGTTCGGTCAACTGTCAGCTCCTGTGGTATATGTACGCCATCAGAGAGCGTTACCTTTGCCGTAAGTGAAACAGGGTCATAGACGATATATGGGATATTGAGCGTGTCAAACTGCTCTACAGTAGTCTTGCTCCAAGCCGATGCGATAATCGGTGTTGTGTTGCCCTGCGCTTTGCAGATGAGAGCATAGCGCAGTTTGTCAGATTCTACAGTTTCGCCATCAATCACAGCATCATACCAGCATTCAAAGATATGCATACCATGAGTCTGTGCAGGGATAGTGAATGTCTGCTGTCTGCCTGATGCAATAACCTCTGTTGTGCCGATTTCTGTGCCGTCAATAGCAAAGTGCATTGTCTTTGTGACAGCCGCCGTAGGCGTATATGGGAAGGTGATAGCACCTTCATAGGCAACTGTCGCATCAAATGTGGAAGTCAGCTCCAAGGATACCGCTGTGAAATTGAAGTTAATGCTTCTGCTGTTGCCGTAGGTGTCTGTTACATTCACCTTTACTGTGCAAGAACCAGCCGAGAGCATTTCGCCCACATCAATGTTATGGTCGCCCTGCTCAATCTGTCTCGTCAGCTTTACTGTGCCGTTGACAGTTACCTTGAGGACACCATTGCCTGTTGCCATGCCTTCCTCGATGGAAGACCAAGTAAATGTGATAGGGCAGGATGCTCCGAGAGATACGCTCTTATACATCCAACCTGTGATGTTTTTGAGAGTAAGTGTAGCATTGTTGCTTTCGCCACCACCGCCACCGCCTGTTGCGGCTACCTTAACGCCTGTTCCCTCGATTCGTGCGCCTTCGCTGGTCAGATAGAGAAGTCCCTCGCTTGCATCGTATTCGTGACCATCAGCTTTTGCAGAGAGAAGAGGCGTGAGTGTTTCAAGAACTGCGTCCAAGACAAGCATATTGCCATCTTCGCCCCTGTCACCCTTCTCGCCGCGTGGTCCTCTCGGTCCGACAAGAGCAGGAACTTCAATTATGTTCCCGTCCTTGTCGCGCAATCGTAAAATATAATTGCTCATGTTTTATCCCTCCTCCGTTGTCTGTAATGATGCAAGTGCTGCCGCAATCGCATTATCAACATACTGCTCGGTGGCAACTTTCAGAGTGTTTGTAGCGTCTGTTCGGAGAGCCATGTTGCCTGTAAAATCCGCAGTTATCATAGGTGCTTCGGATAACTTCCATACCAATTCACCAGTTGGCGTAGTCGGTACATTGATGTAGTTTACTGCGTGCTGATATGCGATGCCTTCCAAATCAAAACACCAATACATATTGGTTTTCATATAGACGATGTCGCTGCCGTCTGTCTGCCTGTAAACTTCAATGTCGCAACAGTTTAACGCTCCAGCTACATTACCCTGTGCAAAAACACTCGCTTGAACACCACTACGATTTGACAGCAGAATAAAAAAGTTTGCAATAGAGCTTGCCAGCCAATGCCCCAAGCGCCCTCTAAAGATTATGCTTCCGCGATTATCACCGCTGTTATAAGTTATCATTGTGCCGATTTGATAGTACACAATCGGATTTGTTGTGCCATTGAATTGAACTTCCGATATTCTTTTAGCCATTTTGTTGAACTGCTTGGTAATAACTTTATTCTGCAGAGGGTTTGTCGATGATTCGCTGAAAGCAGAGTCAACAGTTACTGTAGCATTTGAACCTGCTGGACCTTGAATGCCCTGTGGACCTTGAATGCCTTGCGGACCTTGTTCACCTTTCATACCTTGTGCACCTGACATATCTGTCAGAAAAGAGAAAGAGCTTTCGCCTTTGACAAACAGCTTTGCATTATCTTCATCTTCGACATTTGAAACAATAAGAACAAAACTTCCTTCGGGAACGTTGTTGACATCTGCTTCCATAGCCGAAACACTCGCATAGGTTTTATAAATAGAGAAACTTTTACCAACAGGACCTTGCTCACCCTGAATACCTTGAGGACCTTGCAAGCCTGTGTCACCCTTGTCACCCCTATCGCCCTTATCGCCTTTATCGCCTTTATCGCCTTTAAACTCACCGCTATCCTTTGCTTCCTGTAATGCTTCATTGATTACCGCCATCGCATCCAAAGGCATTCCTTCAGGGTGAATCTGCACATTGTAGCCTTCAGGCATATCGCCCTCACCAACATATACGCCACTTACGCCCCGTCGGACATTGAAATGCAGATGCATAGAGCCATCTTTATTCACTTTTTTCTCTACCACTTCGGTATCGCTGTCAGGCAAAACATTGTCAGCCGTAATGCTCATATCCTCAATAGCTTTCTGCGCCTGCTGTGCATCATCTCTTGCTTTTTCCGCATTACTCTGTGCCTGTGCCGCGTTCGCAGCCGAAGTATACGATTCATTTGCAGAAACAGCCGCAGACTCCTGTGCGCTTACAGCTCGGTTTGCAGCCGTTTCAGCCTTTATCTGAGCCGTTTCAGCTTTACCCTGCGCTGTCTCTGCGTTTCTCTGTGCAGTTTCAGCCTTGCCTTGCGCTGTGATTGCAGAATCTCTCGCCGCCTCTGCAAACTTCTGAGCAAGCTCAGCCTTCACCTTTGCATCTTCTGTAAGACTCTTTAAAGAAGAAACATCATTAAAGATTTTCTCTGCCTCTGACTTCGCATTTTCAGCTGCAGTCTGTGCTGTCTGCGCCTCATTTCTCGCTGTTTCACTATCCGAAACATGTTCTTCAAGCAAATCTCGAACATTGGACACAGCTTCTTCTGCCGCCTGTTCCGCAGCTTTTTCGGCAGCTGTATTCGCCGCTTCTTCTGCATTATGCTGTGCATCTTCTGCAAGTTTCTGTGCCGCCGAAGCCTGCTGGGAAGCAAACTCAGCCGCATTTTTTGCAGAAATAATGTCATCTTTAAGAGTTAAAATAGCTCGCTGTACAAGCTCGTCGGTGTGCTTCTTTACAAAAATAAGCTTTGCCTCGATATTTCCTTCCGAATCATCGTCATTGCTTATCTTCGGCACACCAATCTGTCCTGCGCCCTGTTCGCTCATCAGCTCGTCGATAAGATTATTGAAAAGCTGTTTTACTTCCTTGTCGGTTCGTCCGTCAAAGAACCTTTTCAGCTCATCGGTTGTGATGCCGGCGCTCGAAGGGCGGTCAGGCAGGTCTTTTATATTAGATTCATAATCTGTAATTTTCTGAAATGCCAATTACATCACCTACCTTTTCACATAATTGCCGAATACAAATCTCTTCTCAATCGCATAAATGCCGAAGCCTTGATTCAACTCCTCATTTTTGCAGATTATCTGCATGAGCTTGTATTTCTTAATCTTTTTGGAAAGTGGAATTACATTCTGTGGCAGAGTATTGAATGTAAAGTTTGCAAAGTCGGTCTGGGAAAAGTCAAAAATACCGGTATTTGCGTGCTTTATCTCTTTACCGAAGTCTGTGTCTGTTCTCACGATAACCTTAATCGAGCTGGCATTGTATGACTTGAGGAAAACACCGCTTCCCTTCTTCATCAGCGTCTTTCGTACCATAAAGTCCCCATCATCATCCAGTTTAGTGCTCCATACTGCCGGGATAGCCGCACCGTCATCGTTGTAGGCCGTCATAAGAATATTGCCTTCATCGTCCCTGATGTCTGAATTAAATCGGCAGATTCGCCCGTCTGTTGTACCGAAATAAATCATATCGTCAAACTCTTTCAGAATCCTCGCCGGAATGTTCTCCCAGTAATACCACTCGTACTTATATCCGCGTTCATTGCCCATTGTGCTCTGCTGTCTTGAGTCTGCCACATAAGCTCTGCTGTCGATAACGATAACAAGATATTCCTTCCATCTCGCCATGATAGCCTCTTTTAGTTTTGGTTCTTTAAGCATCTGTGCATCAACAAAGCCCGATTTATTCATCAGGCTCTTCTGCTGTGAAGGGTCCGTAAGCACAGCCATAAGCCCTGTCTTGCTCAGGAAAAGCGGAGTGTCAACAAGGTTACAAAGGCAGAATCTGTTGAGAGCGCCCACCCCCGATGTGCCCTGTTTTACCGGGTACATAACATCTGTATCGGTAATCTGACTTGAGCGGACATATACTGTCGATTCCAGCTCCGATTCTTCCTTTACAATAATCTGAGCGTCGCCGCTCTTGATATATCCTAAAATTGCCGCCTTGCTTGAGCCTATATCGGCATAGCTTGTATCGGAGATGTATGCCATGCCGTTAGCCTGGCTCGTCTGGATTTCACTGTGCCAGTCTCTGTTTGGATAATCGGGATTTCCTGCAAAGAAAATGCGTCCATCATAGATATCCATAATGGTGCACTGGTCTATAACATCGGAATATCCCTGAATCGTCGAAGAAAATCTCACTTCGATGTTTGGAATGCCTGCAGGATTAGATGATGCAGGCGCCGTCGTGAATGTTATCTTGCCGGTGGCATTGTCGGTGGTAAAATCTGTCACAGCATTGCCATTCACAGTGATATAAACGTTGCTGCCTTCGTCAACCGAGCCATCAAGATAAAACTCCTTCTTCGTGCCGTTTCCGATAAACTGATTGATTCGCCACGGAGTAAGAAGATTTACACTCATAAAAGTCTCATTTGCTTCAAGGTCTGTCGGGATCGATGTCACAGGCACATACGCTTCATCAGCCACAGGTCTGATTGTATTGCCGTCATACATCAGGTATTCCGAGCCTGTCAGCATATATAATTTTGTGCCAACAGTTACGCCCTGACTCTTGCCGTCATGGACATTCTCGCGCAGAACTTCGTCCTCTCTGTAAATCTTTGTGCCGGCGTGAACAAGCATTTCATTTTCATCTCCGTTTTCAAAGAAGAAAATACCGTTTATATGCTCGTCATACTTTTCAATAGTTCGCCAGCCCAGCCTCTTTTCAGGATAACCTCCCGAGTCGGAGATAATATTCACAGCATTTGGAGAACGGTTATCTGCAATCTGCGCAGGGTCTGTTGAGAAATCCACACCGCGGAAAGACTTATACACAGTCTTGTGGACAGTTGGGGAAGCTGTGTTCTTAATAGAAATCTGTCTTGGCATTATTCAGCTCTCCCATAAACATCAACGATGTTCGTCGGCACAGCCTTCGAAGCATCTGTCAGTGCCGAAATATATCTCGCTCGATATAAATCCGCCTTGTAGTTGTCCATATCGTCCTGATAATAATGCGATACAATGCCATAAGGCAGAGCCGTGCGGCAGATAACAGATGCAAAAGGAATATCTTCGTCCATTCTCACAACAAACGGAGCTTCTTTCAGTGTTTCACGTCCTTCGTAAAGGCGTATGGAGTTTTCTGTGTCCAGACATTCAGGCAACAGGATATTTATAAACGGAAGGAAAAAATGTTCAAAATCTTCGTCAGCTCCTGTCCTTTCAAAAATGAGAGCCGATGCAAGACGATATATTTCCTGTGCTGTCATTTTGTTTCCTTTCTTTTGTAGCTCTTGTGCCTCACCTTTCTCCCCTCTGTTCTGCCTCCCCTTGTTAAGGGGAGGGG